TGAACGCCAATTAGCATATGAGTGTTCACTCTCAGCTTTAAATTCATTATTATAATCATAAGCCCAAAAACCTTGAGGAGCTTTACCTGATACAGCTTTTATAAAGACTTTATTCTCTTGCTTCATTATTCTAGTAACTTTAATTCTAATCTTTTTTGTTACATTACCTAGTTTTTTATTAAGTATTGATTCAAATTGATTATAAGCCATTAGAATTATCCACAGAAGATTTTCAATACTATATCAGTATCTTGAGCAGTAGTCTTCACTACTTTGGTTACTTTCATTCTATTAATAGTATAGTTATTGTCAATTAAAGCAGTATCATCATCATACCCTAGAGTTACCATAAACTTTATATTTCCCCAAGTACCTTCTGATAATCCACTCATCTTTAAATCTTCATTACTAGGATTTTTAATATATCCTTTTCTAACTATCTCTATTTCAGTTGGAGTACCCATAGTTCCAGTCTGAGGATTATATGCACCATCATCTGTTATAGTTTTAATTGTAAGTGTATTGCCAAACTTCTCAAGCATCTTATCAGCAGTTAATTTTAAATTATTAGCTAATCCCATTATTTAGTCACTAATGTTGTTTGATATATTCCAGTTTTTCCAGATGTAACATTTGCACCATAGGCATTTAAGCATTTAATTACAGATGATGGAAAAGGATTAGTATTTCTGCTATTAACTTGGCTTAGTGGATTACCATGAAAGTAAGTCTCTTCTAAATCTCCAACTTTCTGTTTACTAATTAATCCAGTATTAGGATTAACTTCACTTGATAAACCGTACATTAAGTCGTGTATAGCCATCAAAGCACAAGACCTAGGCAAACACTCACCATCTATAGGTATTGTGTCTTCTACCACGCTTAAAATGCGTTGTGTAGCTATCCTAAGATAAACTTCCTGCATAGGCTCACTTAGCGCTATCCAATCTGTTGAATGTACTGAATTTCTTACTATCACTTCGGTAGCATCAACTACACTAACTAAACTATCAAAGTCTATATCTGGATAAATAATCAATGCCATAGCTATTCCTTATTTTATAATCTCAATAGAGCATACCTAAGTAAACTCTATGAAACTATTCTTGAGTAGTTTTCTTTTTAGTAGTTTTCTTTTCAGCTTTAATAGTAATTGGTTTTACTTCAATTCCATTATATGCTTTCTTAATTTTATCATCATCAGTATAAACTAAATCAGTACCATTAACTTTACCATCAAAGTATCTAGGGTCTATGTAGGACCCATTAATACCTATATGCTCTTTAGAGTATATAATAGTCATTAGTAACTACTAAAGAACGTTAAGAAGAACACCAGCACTTGACTTAACATCAGAAGCTTTAAGCTCCCAGTTAGCAGCAGTACCAACAGTAGCAGCAGTAGGATTAGTTCCAGAAGCAGTTTTCCAGCTATAACCTTTAACATTTAAAAGGAACTCACCCTCACCTTGAATACGATAAACAAGATTTTCTTTACCTGAAACGACTTCAGAAATAAAATTTCTACTAGCAGTCTCAACAACTTGGATAGAACCTATAGTTAAACCTAACACAGCTACACCATCAGTCATATCTAAAGAAGCACTGTCTGTAACATAAGTTGGACGACCTAAAGTAGGTACTGAACCTGAACGAATAGAACCACCAGCTACTGAATCAATCTTATCTGTAATAGCTTGACCAACTAAATCAGAATAAGTTGCACCTTGCATAATCCAACAAACAATATCATCTCTAGCATCACCCATAGGTCTTAATGCAGTATTTAAAAGTGTATGAGTAACTGAATCAGTACCGTCGCCAGTAACTAAAGAAGTTTCAGTTTCAATAGAAGCTCTTACAGCAGCTACAGCAGAGTTTAATAAATAAGTAACAATACCTTTACCAACTTGCTCACCAATAGCAACAGAGAAAGCATCAGAGTCTGAACCATAACGAGTAGCATCTACCATTTTAAATTCAATAGCACCAGTTCCCCAATACATCTTAACATTGTTCTCATCTCTTGAACTTAGTGTCTTAATAGAAGCATCTGTACCAGCAGTAATATCTCTACGACCAATAATACTAGCAATCTCAGCCAACATGCTTGTAGCTTGTAAGTCACCCATGACATTCTCAGTTGATACAGTAATAGCACCTGCTGTACCCGTACTGAACATATCAGTATATTGCATAATCGTTTCTGTTGCTGTAGCGTGAACTACTTCATTATCAATTTTTAAAGCCATTTTTTAAATCCTTGTTTTAGTTTGGAAGTTTTAAATATTTGTCTTGTCCGTTCTCTCTAATATAATTAGCTTTCTCGGAAGGACTCATTTTACTTCTTGTATTTCTAGTAGAATTGTCTACACCACTTGTGCTACCATTAGCACCACTTCCAGATTTGCTTCTCTTCTTTTTAAAAAGAAAACTAAACTCATCGCTATCTTTTAACTGATTATATCTGTCAGCTAAAGTAGTTGGACTACCATCTGTATTCCTAACTGTAGCATCATTCTCTTTAAAGATAATATTGCCTTTTTCATCAAAACTTGAACCAGTCATTATGTTACTCATTAAAATATCATAAGCCTTAGCATTCTCAGTATCTTCAGCTGCACCTAAATTCATTAGTTGCTTTTCAACACCATATTTACTTACGGTCTCATTATACTTTTGTGCTAATTCCTGTTTCTCTTTTGATAGAGCTTCAGTCATTTCAGCTAACTTACTATTCTCTGCTTTAAGAGATTCATCTGGATTTCCATTATCGAGAAATGCTTTTAAACTTTCCTCAGTAATTTCATCAACACCAAATGTGTTTTTAACAATACCAGCTTGTCTATCTCTTTTTTCAATAGATTTTTGTAAGTCTCGTTCTAATGTGCCAATTCTGTCCAGATTGGCTTTACTTGAAGTTTCAAAGCTGCTAACAGCAGTTTGTAATTCTTCATTTCCAGTTTCTTCGGCTATCTTTTTAAATGCTTCTAAAGACATAATCCAATGTCCTCCCAGTTATATTTTATAGATAGTATCCACTATCTCTATTGAAATGATAGCATAAAAAATGCTATTCATCTTCACTTTGGCTATTTTTCATAGCACTAACAGTTCTATTGTCCATATTTTTAGTTGTAGCTTTATCACTTTCGCTTATTTTAGAACTAGGACTAAACTTATCTTTTTTTATCCTTTTAATCTCTGAGTCTACTGAACCAATGTCAATAACCTCAAAACTCTCTAGGGAATTTAAGAATGTTTCAACAGATAAAGCACCTCCTAAATAAACATCCCATAACAGTCTAAGATTGTCTGTATTTTGTGTAATGGCATTGAAATCTTTATTGACTATAACTCTAGCTGTATCATCTAACGTTTCATTCATAGCATCAGCAACCATAACCATAGTCTTGTTAAGACCTATCTCTACTGCATTAGCTATTACTGTAACTCTATTGCTTGACTCAGCAGCTTCATAAAATGATTGAGTAGCTGTTTTCATAGTCGTATTATCACTCTGAGCAGCCCTAATCACACCAGAGGTAATATCTTCCTCTATTACTGCCAAATCATTCTGTAGAGCATCTATTGAGCTACCTGTAAGCTCTCTCCATTGAAAGTCAGATTCATCTTTAGTTCCAGTAAATACAAATGCTTCATCTACGCCAATTACATATGCTGGTTTAGTTCCATCTATATTATCATCACCACCTGAACTATCCCATATTAAAGGAATTGGAACAGCAGACATATCTAAGTATTTATCTTTAAAAGAAGTTCTGCTCATATGTTTAATTGAGTATTTAGCAACATCATAAAGAGGAGGTATGTTGTCTAATTCAATATCAACGATTGGTATATAATCAAAATCAGTTTGTATTTCTTCATAGATATAGTAGTTTTGGTTATCAGCATCTTCTCTATAAATAGTTACAGAACCGTCATCTCTAACTACTCTCCACTGCTGGATTAAGTCTAATCCAAAGTCTCCAGCATCTACTTCTACAAACTCGGTATAAACCAACATAGTGTAAACACCATCTGAGTTTTTTCTCCAATTAATTACATCTTGTCTATTCATAATTGATATATAAGCACTACCACCACCAATAGGAGTATCTACGAATAGAAATACTTTGCCATCTCTAACCAATGCCGTTGTAAGCTCTCTGCTGAACTTATTCATATTGGATTTTCTATCTATAACATTAGCTCTGTCCATCATCTCATCACTAAATCCAATAAGACTAACTGATTTTCTATATATCATACCAACAAAAGCTTCTGTAGCTCTTTTTACAAAGTTCTTCAGAGTAGCTAAGTTTTGTCTTTGTCTATATGAATCGTCTGTCTCTTTAAATGTCTTTTGCAAATGTACTTTAGCACTATCTACTCCATCAAATACATCACCAACTAGTTTTATCTGCTCATAGTATTTAGTATACTCTGGATGCCTAAAGTTTACATCATCACTTTGCTCATTAAATAAAGCCATTGTTACTCCTTAAGTTTTTCTTTAAAATTATACCCTAAATAGATATTTATATTAAAGTATAGTTTATTACATTCTAAATCTAGACACCCTACTTGTTGCTCTGGCGACCCCGTAAAGACGATTAACGAGGTAGCCTAGGGCATCCAAACTATGGTCTACATTATTTGACTTCATAGGATTTCCGTTTTTATCGTAAGCCTGCTCTAAAAGGTCATCTATAAGACCAGGACAAGTATGCTTATTGATAAGTAAGTGTCTTTGACCTTTAGCGTTACACAACATACTGTTTACTGATACAATCCTATTTCTAACTGGTGGATTTTTCTTTGGAGCATTAACTCTAAAACCAGCATCTTTCAATAGGCTTATATCCGACTTACTTGCATCCACAGATTTACTAGACCTACCACTAGCATCAGGATATATATAAATTGTTCTTCCTGTATCATATTTATCTTTTATAGCATCAATCATAGCTGGCGTATCTCTTACATCGCTTATTTCAGCCAATATCTGTAGTTTACCATACCTTTTGACTCCAATAACAGCACTCATATGACTAACATTAAAGTCCATTCCTATATGTAGTGTTTCTAGGTCTTGCTTAATAGTTTCTTGACAATGATTTAATTCAGGGTCATAATTTGGGTATACAGTACCACTCTCAAGATTAACAAACTGACCATTCAAATAAGCATCAATTAATTCTTTTGGATATGATTCTCTAAGGTTATCTATATATTCTTTAGGCAAGAAAGGATTATCATACGTAGAAGCCTGTATTAACTCATAACCTTCTTTTTTCTCTTTCATCCATCTTTTGTATACAAATCTAAAACCTTCAGGAGTTGTTGTAACATTACAAGTATTCTTCATTATTGTAGTCTTACCATTTCTAGGAACTATTCTCTTTCTGTTTCTACCTAAAGCCTTTTGCCATACCTCTCTAGCTTTATCTGCATCAAGTGTGTCTAACTCATCAAAGAAACTATGGTGTACCTCATAACCAATAATCCTATCAGGGTTTTCCATAGACCTAAACAATATAGTACCTATATCTGGTATATCTATAATTCCTTCTGACTTATTAAGCTTATATCTCAAACCAGCATTAGATAGTATCTCTTCAAACCTTGGATACATAATCTTCTTAACAAGGTCTACCGTAGGTTGGTATACAGCTATCTGAGCATTCTCTATTTCAAATAATAGCTTCAATGTCTTCATTATTAAAGCATCAGTCTTACCAGCTCCAAAACCACTAACTAAAGCTATGAATGGAGATTTACTATTAATAAAAGCTAGTTGATGTTTTAGCATCTTCCTTCTTAGCACACCAGCCATTATTTACTACCATATTGGCTTAGTGCATAGCCAACAACGCAAGCTTCTATAGCTTCACTAATACTCTTAATGTCATCATTATGTGACTTGAAGTCATTAAGAGTATTGTATAAGCTCTCAG